TTCTAATACTGCTATAGGGCAAGGAGCTATGCAAAGTGGTGGTGGTGATGGTAGTAACACAGCAGTTGGTAGATTAGCTTTAAGCGACTTAACATCAGGTGATTCTAATAACGCATTAGGTTTTGAAGCCTTAGAAAAAGTTACAAGTGGAAATCATAATACAGGTATAGGTTTTAGAACTGGTATGACTATGACAACTGCTAGTAATAATATCCTTATGGGTAACTTTGCAGGTGATGCAATTACTACGGGTACCAATAATACAGCTATTGGGTATGGTGCAGGTTCAAGTATAACTACAGGTGGCACTAGTGCTATATTGGGTTACAACGCAGGAACTGCAATAACTACAGGCGTTCATAATATTTGTATAGGCGTAGATTCTGGAGATACAACTGTTACTGGTAATTCTCATGTATTAATAGGTAACACAGCTAGAGCTTCAAGTAGTGCTGGTTCTAATCAAATAGCTATAGGTGAAGTTGCAACTTGTGTTGGAGATAATAACTTTACCTTTGGTAATCAAAGTACAGATAGTAATATTGCTTTTGGTGCTACATCAATAACAGCTCCTTCAGATATTAGACTAAAAGAAGATATAAAAGACGAAGAAATAGGTTTAAATTTTATAAATGATTTAAGACCTGTTACTTTTCTTTGGAAAAAAGAAAAAGATATACCTTCGGATATGAAAGCCTACAAAAAAGGTTCAGAAAAACGAACTATGAATGGTAAATACAATCATGGTTTTATAGCACAAGAAGTTAAAGCTACTATAGATAGTCATAATTTAAAAGAAGGTTTTGATATGTGGCAAGCAGATGAAGTAGATGGAAGGCAAAGAGTTGCACCATCAGCTATTATGTCTGTTATGGTCAAAGCAGTACAAGAACTATCTACGCAAGTAGATGAATTAAAAGAAGAGTTAAAAACTTTAAAAGGAGAATAATATGGCACAAACAGTAACAGAAGTATTAACAGCAGGAAGCGATAGCGTAACTTTAATTAATGACATTAATACTAATGGTAATAAATCAATACACGCAGGTGGTACAACTGATGTAGATGGAAACGCTGTAGAAGGAACTTGGACACAAGCTGAAATTAATGTAGTGGTACAAAGGAACGTAGACCACTTAGAACTTATTTTAACTTATGCACCTGTTGATGCAGAGGACGATACTCCTAATGTAGCAGGAGCAGCAGACAGTAAAAAGACTACACATGTTGCCGCAGTTGCTACAGGTAAAACATATATAACTAACAATAGTTAGTTATATTAAACTATCACCTAAGGAGGTGCAATAATGCAAAAAGAAGAAAGTAAAGCTGTCATAGGCGACCAAGAAATTTTAGAAACAGAAATGACTGAACAGCAAAAATATCTTGCAAATCAAATAACAGATTTGAGAAACAAAAAAGCTAAACTATCGTTCGATATGGATCAAATAGAAGCCGCTTTAACTGTTTTTCAAAATACATTCATAGCTTCAACTAAAGAAGAAGCTGATAAAAACTTAGAGGAGAAAAAATGATTGTAGAAATAGTTATGTGGGTAACCACAATAGTAACGGTTGCTAGTTTAATAGCGGCTTCAACACCAACACCAAAAGATGATGCATGGATTGGCAAACTATATAAGTTTGTTGACTTGTTAGCCTTAAATATAGGTAAAGCAAAACAAAAATAATAATGCCTACGGTAAAGGAAACATTAGCAGAACTTAACGCACACGAAAGAGAGTGTACTATTCGTTATGAATATATCGAAAAACGTCTTGATGAAGGTTCTGAAAAATTTAAAAGATTGGAAATGCTGTTATGGGGGGTTTATCCATTTATACTAGGCTCTATAGTTTTTGCTGCTTTTATATAGGGGATACTAGTGCCTTTACAAAAACTTTTATTTAAACCAGGAATAAATAAAGAAGGAACTTCTTACTCTAACGAGGGAGGGTGGTTTAATTCTAATTTAGTTCGTTTTCGTAAAGGTTTACCAGAAAAAATAGGTGGTTGGGTAAAAGCTTCTCCTAATAGTTTTCAATCATCGGGTAGAGCACTTCATGCTTGGGTAGATTTAGCAGGTACTAAATACTTAGGTTTAGGAACTACTTGGAAGTATTACGTTAAAGAAGGCGAAATTTATAATGACGTAACTCCTATACGTGCAACAACTACAGATGGAATAACTTTTGCGGCTACTGATGGTAGTGCTACAATAACTGCAACAGACTCATCTCATGGAGCTGTTACAGGGGATTTCGTAACTATTTCAGGAGCTGTGAGTTTAGGCGGCAATATTACTGCTGCTGTGTTAAATCAAGAATATCAAATTATTACTGTTCCAGACTCTAATACATTTACTTTTACAGCTACAGCTACAGCAAATTCTAGTGACAGCGGTAACGGTGGTTCAGGAGTTGATGGTGCTTATCAAATAAACGTAGGGTTAGATGTTTATGTTCCTTCTACAGGTTGGGGTTCTGATTATTGGGGTAGTGGTACATGGGGTAGTGTTACTACTTTGGGTTCTACAAACCAGTTACGTCTTTGGTCTCATGATAACTTCGGAGAAGATTTACTTATGTGTCCTCGTGGTGGTGGTGTTTTTTATTGGGACGAAAGTAATGGCACAAGCACTAGAGCAGTAGCTTTATCAGCACTTACAGGTGCGAATTTAACACCTACATTAGCATTACAAGTTATGGTTTCAGATGTAGATAGACACGTTATTTGTTTCGGTGCGGACCCTTTAAACGCAGGAGGCACAGCTAGAACAGGAGCAATAGACCCTATGTTTATAGCTTGGAGCGACCAAGAAAGAGTAGAAGAATGGGAACCGCTTCCGACAAATACAGCAGGTTCTTTTAGATTATCGGCAGGTTCAGCAATAGTAGGAGCAACACGAGCTCGACAAGAAACACTTATTTGGACAGATACTTCTTTATATTCTATGACTTTTGTAGGTCAACCTTTTACTTTTTCTATTAACTTAGTTAATGAAGGCGTTGGATTAGTAGGACCTAATGCTATGGTAAATACACCTAAAGGTGTTTTTTGGATGGATAAAAAAGGTTTTTATCTTTACTCAGGACAAGTACAAGAACTACCTTGTAGCGTAGATGCATACGTTTTTGATGATATAAACCAAACACAAAGTTATCAAATATTTGGTTTTGTTAATAAAGCATTTAATGAAGTAGGTTGGTTTTATTGTTCTTCAGGAACAACAGTTATAGATAAATATGTTACATATAACTATGAAGAAAATCTTTGGATGATTGGAGAACTTTCTAGAACTGCTTGGTTAGACGAAGGAATTTTTTCTGAACCTAAAGCAACTTCTACAGATGTTAATTATGTAGGTTATTGTTATAATCATGAATCAGGTGTAGACGACGACGGTTCTGCTATGACTAATGTTTTTATAGAATCCAGTGATTTTGATTTAGGAGAAGGAGACGAATATCAGTTTATTAGTAAAGTTATTCCTGATATTAAATTTATAGGAAACGCTAGCACAGGAGCTAACGGGCAAACATTAGATATAGTTTTAAAAAGAAGAAACTTTCCAGGAGAAGAATTAACTACAGCAGTTACTAGTTCTTGTACTTCTGTTACAACTAAGGTAGATACAAGAATTAGAGGTAGGCAAGCAGTATTAAGACTTCAATCAAACGACACAGATACATCAATTATTGGTATGAGTTTTAGAGCAGGAGCAACTCGTATAGACATACAACCTGACGGTAAAAGATAATGGGTAAATTATTAGAAACTAAATTACCTGTTGCTATAGGACCTCTTTCACCAGAACTTTTTAACAGGTTAGTTAGAGTATTAGAATTAAGTTTAAATAAAGTTAATATCGGTTCAACTGTAAACGTTAATGAAACTGAAAGAAATCTTAATCAATTTAATACGGGCGATATTATTTGGAATTTAGCAACTCAACAATTACAACTTTGGACAGGAACAACATGGGTAGATATTTATTCAGGAACAGAAAAAGGAGTTCAAGGAACGATGTCTCTTGGACAAATAAGCGTATCAACTGGTGGCGATACAACAATAGAAATACTATAAAAGGTGATATTATGGATATGAAAAAACTACAAGAAGAATTAACTTTTGATGAAGGTTGTATCGATAAAATATATTTAGACCATTTAGGTTATCCGACATTTGGCATAGGTCATTTAATATTAGAAACAGACCCAGAACACGGACAAGATGTAGATACGCCTGTGTCTGAAGAAAGAATAACTGAGTGTTTTGAAAAAGATATACAAAACGTTATAAATGATTTAAATAGAAATATGGAATGGTGGAAAGATTTACCAGAAGATTTACAAAGAGTTATGGCTAATATGTGTTTTAATTTAGG